AAGCAAAAGCTGATCAGCAGCGCACCGAAGATAACGCCGCGGCAACGGTCGCAGCAGCAGAACGCCGGGTAGAAGCAACGAAAGAGGCCAGCAATGTACAGCAGACTGTTAACCATATGCCTGATGACGATGTTGATCGCGAGCTGCGGAACAGCTGGACCCGCAAAGGTTGAGGTGATCGACACCAGCTGCGACTGGGTGAGGCCTATCTACGGCACAGAACATGACTGGGATGTGCTGGAGCGCCAGACGAAGAAAGACATCCTGACGCATAACAGGGCGTGGCAGGCTAACTGCCAGAAGGTAAGTCCATAAGAACAATGAGGTGCAACTGGTCTATTTTGTCAAAAAGATAGCCCTCAGTAAGAGGGCAACTGGAGAACAGGAACGTTATTGTTAGTGCTTCTTACATTGAGGTACAGCCTTTCCCGGTGTTGACAGAGATTGTCAGGGAATTTTTAGCATGGACCAGGAACCATGATTAAACAAGCGTGAGCGGCATTACTGGGAACATTCCTGATAGTTTTGTATTTCGATCAACAGTAAGTCATTAATCCGGTGATTAAGTGCTACGGCGTGGGTGTTTTTGATTAAAAATTAATCAATCATGTTATGATAAGCCTTACTCTTATAAAGGCTAAAAATTATGTCATTCTTCGATTACGCACTTAAACGCGTTGAAGCGGCGACCAAAACAACAGTGACTTGCCCGATATGCGGTCATAACTCTAATCACCCAGCAACAAAAGTACGGCAGGAGCAGGCCCTGCTCTGCCCGAGATGCAAATCTCTCTTTATCATTCACAGATAACATGCTGACCTGCTGAATATTACCGCCTTCGGGCGGTTTTTTATTGCCATCACAACACGCAAAGCCATCGTAATGGCTATAGGGGATAAATCGTAAATATCCCTTGTAGGGGATAAGCTAAGGCTCAATTCTGCATGTCTTTTTTGTGTGGAGCGTACATTCTTCAACGAGAGCCTTTCGGTCGAGATCCATCAGCATTAGCTGGTGGTTTTTTATTGGAGTGAATATGGCATCCACTTCACCCTGGCATCGTCTATATAACACTAAACGCTGGTACCGGCTCCGTTATCACCAGCTTCAGAAGCAACCACTCTGCGAATTTCATCTCAAACGAAATCAGGTAATAGCTGCAACCGTTGTTGATCACATCAAACCACATAAGGGTGATGAGACCCTCTTCCATGACCCGGTAAATTTGCAAAGTTTATGCAAGCGTTGCCACGACTCAGTGAAGCAACGCATGGAGAAGGGAGGAACGGTCATTGAGTTCGACAATGAAGGCCGTGTTATCTGGTAACAGGAGCAACGCATGAAAGATTTAAAGATTGAATACCGCGACGGCAAGCTGACAGAGCTGAGCATCGACGGTGTTAGCTTCGACACTCTCACTGGAATCTCCTTCAGCCACACGGTGGGCGAGACGTTGCCGACTATCAGCCTGACCTTTCCGATCGGTATCGGCGAACGACTGGTGCCTGCCAGCCTGCCCCGCGAAAATCTGCACATCATTGAGAAATGATATGAGTTCTCATTTGACTGACTCGAGGGAAGGGGGGAGGGTCAAAACTCTGGCGGCAACATTTTAAAGACCGCGCTCCCAGTTTCATTTTTAAAAACGTCCAGAAAAAAAGGAAAAACGCGATGGCACAGCGAGGCAGAAAGTCTCTGGCCGCGACGTCTGCTGTCTCGCTGCCAGCACTGGCTGAAAGCAGGCTACAACCGTCCATCCATCTGAGCGATCCGGAGATAAACGTCTGGGTCCGGCTGGTCAATGACAACCCGGCCAGCTCATTTACCGAAACGCACCGCGATATGCTGGAAATGTACTGCCGACATGTGGTGCAGGCGCGGCTCTTAACCACCCAGATTGAAGAGTTCGAGCTGGAGTGGCTGGCCCGGGATGATGGACTGAAGCGCTACGACAAATTGCTCACTATGCGCGAACGCGAAGTGCGCTCTGCGTCCTCACTGGCGACGCGGCTGCGGATCACCCGGCAGGCGACTGCCGATCCTAAAACGGTAGGCCGTGCCAACAACAATCTGCCACGGGAGAGAAAACCCTGGGAAATTGAATAAGGCTCTTCGATGGCTAAAAAAACTCTGACAAGAGCCGAGAGGAATATCCTCTGGTGCGAAAGAAATATCGTTATTCCTGAAGGTAAGTTTGTTGGCCAGCCCCTGAAAATGGCTGAGTTCATGAAGGACGATTTCAGGGCCATTTTCGACAACAGGCATGGCACACGTCGCGCAATCATCAGCCGCGGGCGCAAAAACGCCAAAACTGTTGAAACCGCTATGCTGATGCTGCTCTACCTGGTGGGGCCGGAGGCGGCGCCGAACTCGCAGCTGTATTCTGCCGCACGCTCGCGTGACCAGGCGGCCATTCTGTTTAACCTGGCCTCAAAAATGTGCCGGATGAATCCGGTGCTCATGCAGTACGTGGCGATCAAGGATTCAGCAAAAGAAATTCACTGCCCTGAACTGGGTTCTTATTACCGCGCACTGAGCGCCGAGGCCACCACGGCCTACGGTTTCTCGCCGCGATTTGTCGCCCACGATGAGCTGGGGCAGGTTCGCGGGCCGCGCGACCCGCTTTATGAAGCGCTGGAAGCGGCGACCG